ACAGGAGTACCAACCACTGTAGTAACTGGAAATGTTAATCCTTGAACAGCAGGTACATCATTCATCCACGATCTATCTGCAATATAATTTGTCCCTATAGGTCGTACAAAAGGTGTACGTATCCTTAAAAGATTAATCCCCGTACCATTGACAGTTATGTCATTGATACGAGGACCATTAATGGTTACGTTTGGTACGTTAATGTTACCCACGAGTTTCTTCTATTGCTTCTTTGATTACAGTTTTTAACTGTCTTAGTTTTTTCTTACCAAGACCTGCTCTAGTATCTATCTGTACTTTTAACCAGTATACAAAGGCAAGTACCAGTATAAACTGAATGCCTTCTCCCCAAGATAGATTCCAAGCTTCGTTCAAATCAAGAGATGCAGCTGCTAATAAATTAATCATTGTTTAGGAATTTGTTGTTTATAATTTTGGTTTGGTGTTGGAAGTCCTTTGACATTACCAGTAGTCTCTGGCCAACTATCCCAAATTGCTTTTTGAACTTCTTCTCTAACAATTTGTCTTAGTTCAGTTACTTCTGCTTGTCTTCTCTTCTCTGGTCCACCAGTTTGTTGGTCGATGACGTGATTGCCACCAACAACTGCACCAGTACCAACTACAGCAATAGCGGTACCAGTACTAGTAATCTTCTGGATATCCATTAGAAGGCAGAAATTGATTTAGAAGGATCCACTTCTGACATTGGTTCCATAGGAGCAGCCATATCAGGAAGACTGTCTTGAAGTGCACCTCCACCTAGAGAACCACCACCAAAACCACCAAGTGATCCTAATGCTTTCTGTGTCACACTGTCGATTATGGCATCCTTATTAAGATACACGTAGCCACCAACACCAACAACGGTGAGAGATACAACGCTAGACGCAATAGCGAGTACATTGATAATTTTTTGCATTTTAAATAATTATAGCAATCTTATTTATCTTAGCACAACTTCGCCAATAACCCAATGGTCTGTCTTAGTAACGAGAGAGTCAACTGCTCTAATTACGTATTGAGTATCCTCAACTGTTTCCTCTGGTACCACTAGACAGAATCCTATACCCATATTAAATGTCTTCCTCATCTCTTCCTCTGATATCTCACCTGCTTCCTTTATTTTATTAAAGATCTCTGGTCTCTCCCAAGAAGTCCAATCAATATTAGCCTTTAATCCTTCAGGTAAACAACGTGGTAAGTTCTCTGGTATACCACCACCTGTTATATGTGCCATACCAAGTATGGGAACGTTATCTACGAGTGTCTTAACCAGTTTTGCATAGATCTCAGTTGGTTGTAACAATTCTTTAGGATAGTCTTTATAGTATATCTTGTGTCTCCATAGCATATCATTGATGAGACTAAACCCATTGCTATGCAGTCCACTACTACCAATCCCTATGATCTTATCTCCTTCCTTTATATCTCTACCATCAATTATATTTCCCTGTTCTACAATACCTGTACAAAACCCTGCTAGATCATAGTCCTTAGCACGAGGATGCTCTGCTGTTTCTCCACCTAATAGTTCTACACCTGCTATCTCACATCCTTCAATTATACCTTGTACTATCTTTTCACAGTTCTCATCTAACTTAGGTGTTGATATGTAATCTAAAAAGTACAATGGATCTGCACCACAGCAGATCACATCATTAACACACATAGCAACAAGATCAATACCAATAGTTGTATAATCATTTGCTACTTGACATATATTAATTTTTGTACCAACACCATCAGCACCAGAAACCAATAAAGGTTTCTCATACCCTTCAGGTATCTTGTACATACCATTGAATCCACCTATAGAAGGTGCAGACTCTCTGATCTTGTCAACGAATGCTTTACCTGCTTCGATGTCAACACCAGAGTCTTTGTAGTTCATAGGATTTCTTCTTGGCAATCATCATTAAGATCTTCTACCATTGTACCACCTATATCGCTACCTGCGTCCATTCCTATCATCGTAGCAGCACCAGCAAGTACCCAACCAACAAAAGGAACAGAGGAGAGAGTAGGAGCAACAGCAGCACCAACGCTAGCCCCGACAAGCCTCCCCGACTGCTCTCCTCCACCGACCGCCTTGATACAGGCGACAGACTTTTTTGCTGCGTCTCCTGCTGCACCTCCTGAGTTCTTCCCATCAAGATGCCTTGCACCGTCCATTGTGTACTCTTCAAAGCCTTCATACGTGTTGTTACCCAACCCAAGAAAGCCTGCTTTCTTCTTCACATCCCTTTCCACACGAAGTATCTTGGGATCATTAGATTTGTATTGTATCCTATATCCTTCTTTACTTGCTTCTACACTGTATGATGTATAAGGACCAACTGGTAGGTTGAGATCAGGGAGTCTACTACGAGTGGCAAGCATACCAATCATACCAATATGACTCACACCTAGGAGACCTCCTAGGGAAATAATAAACCACTTGTTCATAACTTATAGTTTGTAATTGTTATCTTCTTTCTTAGGATCAACAGCAACAATCTTTAAAGGAGCTTGTTCGATTACCAGAGTTTGAGTAGGACCACCGTTCGCACCTACACCATTTTTACTAGGATCCATTTTCATAGTTCCATCACCTTTTTTAGATGCAGTTTGAATCCCAAAGCTAGCTAAAACCCCCGTGAAAACCGAGGCTATGAAAGTCGGGTCGATCTTTTGTTGTGGTACTCCTGGGATGGCAACGTAATTTAATGTGAGTATACCGCCACTCCAAACCAACACGCCAAGGCGAACAAATGTACTAATGATAGCAGCTTGCTCATCTTGATCTGGAAGTATCTTATCTTTGATTTTACCAAAGATACCTTTCTTCTCTTCCTCTGATAGTTCTTCCTTTACTTCTTTTGCCATTTATACCTATGAAGCTATTACTATATAGCTTACTCAGTAGGTTGCTTTTTCTTACCTATATTATACTTTGATTCTAACTTCCATTCACCCTTATCTTTATAGGCTATGACTTTAATTTGGTTAAGTGGTGCTAGTTCACCGAGTTCAGACTCAGTTACAATATCCACTAGACCCCAATCAGATAAGAGTTTAGTAATTCTGTTGCGTCGTTCAATATCATTCGATGTTAGGTTAGCGTGTTTACCATCTAACGCAAACAACTCTTTGAAATGCACGATGTAATACTTGCCTTTCTTATGCAGTATGTGACAGGACTGGAACAACTTCTTTTCCTTACGAGAAGCTACACCTATCCTAGTAAGCGTCTCTCTGACCTTTAAGAAGTCATCTGGTTGCCTTAAGGAAACCTCGACCATCATATCCACAGACCAAGACACGTCTTGCTCTTCACTCATCTCACTCCTCCAGTATTCAGTTTTGATTTGATCAATTCGATCTGATCTTTAGTCAGAATTCGTAATGCATCCCGAGCTTTGTCATTGTTATAACCAAAGTATTGCTTAATAAGATCAAGGTTCTCTGCCTTATCTTTTTTAAGCCAGGGACTGTAACGACGCTTCTTTCTGAGACTATTTAGATAAAACGAATATTGCATATCCTTGTCGAGGTGATGCATCTTATTAATCTCATTTGCATACAAAACTGCATCAATGTGACCTGACAAACATTTGTTCACAATATAAGATGGATACTTCTGCATCCAATCAGGACCACGTTCTTGGAGATCTTCCTTAGTCCAGTTAACACTGTTAAGATAGTCAGATAGTTTGTATGTCATTTTTGTTCAAAGAGATCTAATAGGGTGGAGTTAGTGTAATTTGTTATGAGCAATTCCTTACGTTTGGACTGATCTAAATTATAAGATCCAGTTGATCTCATAGTATAAGTCAGATCCCATTCAGTCAAATTATAATTATCAAATAATTTTTTAATAGAATCACTAGAATTATATGTGATCATCCACTTCTTACCAGATGTAGAACAATCTAATGCAAAGACATCGTGAGTGAAGTTCCTATGCATAGTACCACCCTTCTCACCATAAAGGAAGGACTTAATATCATATGGTGGATCCATAAAGACAAAAGCATCCTCAGTGTCCTTAAGGAGTGTAGTGTAATCTAAGTTTGTTATCTTCCAGTTCTTAATGATATTAGAATAACCTAATAGTTTATCAATACCTCTCTGTGAGAAGTTTGAAACAGATGCTTGTGGTGAGAACGATGAGTTCTCTCCTAGTCCTGAGAAGGAACACTTGTTAAGAACATAGAAGTATGCTGCATTCTCATATGGAATTGTAACCTCTTTAATATTCTTCTTAGCATCATTGAACAGTTCTCTTGCCTTATCAGGTGTGTTATATACACCCTTTAATTTTGTAAGTTCTTCAGTTAGATCATTAGGACAGTCTCTTAATGCCTTCCAGAAGTTAAACAAATAGAAATACTTATCATTAACCCATACAGGTATGTCTGGATTCTGTTTAGTAAACTCTAAAGCAACAGAACCACCACCTAGGAATGGTTCACGATACTCTTTAATATTGGTAGGGAACTGTCCAATAAGATACTTCGCTGCTCTGGATTTACCTCCAGGATATCTTAATGGTGTCTTCAATGCTTTCAAAATAAATCCCTCATAATTTCAGGTTCGGGTGGATGTGTCTGATATACAAGACTGTATCTCATAGGAGCATCCTTCATAGGTGGACGTGCACCGTGCCATAGTTCACTAGTAAATTTTACCAGTCTTCCGAACTTTGGCACAATACTCTTAACAATTTCTCCATCTTCTAGGAAGATTGTTTCTCCTCCCATACCTGCGTGCCAATCAGGATTACAATAGATCATATATGTTATACCTTCTGGACTATGTGAATCTGTATGTGGTTTAGGACAGTCCTCATATGTGAACGCATTGTATAAGCATCTACGTACTGTAGGACCACCAATTAATTCTAACCACTTCTTTGCAATAGGTTCAAACTCACCATACTCTAAATCAAATACTCTACCAAGACTAGGTACCTTATTACCAAAGGCATCACCTAATTTTTCCCATTGAGTATATGCTTCGAAGTACTGATACAGTTCCCATACATCAGTGAACTCAAATAGATCGTCAGTATACTCAATCATAATACCATCTGTGGTCCGTGTCCATAACCAATGTCTTCTTCACCGTGTCCTCTTCTTCTTAACTCATCATCTTGTACTAACTTACAGTTAATCATATTCTGTCCATATGGTCCTTGATTAATAGGACCAGTTGGAAATGCATTGAATGAAATATTTGCTCTTACAAAATCTGCAAAATGTGGTGCAGTAAAATGAACTAACCAACTTGGAAATATTACTAAGGTACCTGGTTTATATACAGGTGCTTCTACAGCGTTCTCATATACTGCTGAGATTATTTCTAACTGATTATATGCTCTTGCTTGCACAGGGTCTTGGAAGAGCGTAGGATACCCATCTGTGAGGCAGTAGGTGCCACTGTAGTATGACATAGGGTGTCTGTGTGGTTGATGGCATCCACCACTGTTAGGGAGCGATACAACCCCCCAAGCAAGACTTACCTCAAACTTACCCCACATTTCAAACTGTTGATCTGTCTTAACTTCATCTAAACATTGATCAATCCATTCAAAAGTATTTTTAAATTGCGGTAAGCAATGTAAATTACCTTGTGTAGTTTGTACAGTATTGGGTAGATTAAAATTTCCTCTCTCAATAGGATCTAAAGCATCAAGAGTTTGTTCTACTAACTCAGGACTACTCTCAAATGTAAAGAGTTCTACAGGAAAGATGGGATGCTTTTTCATTTCTTCCAAACACCCATTGAATCATATACACTCATATGTTGAGTGATATTATTTTGTTCT